GATTTATAATATAAACTAACTACACTTTTACCTGCTTCTAAGTGCTGTTAACTGCTGTAATGCCAATGGTTTTCAGAGCAGATAAGAGTAGTTAAAAGTGGGTAAGTGTAGGTAATTCATGTATTATTTCTGTACTATTCATATACTGATATTCCTATACTTCCGAGCGTAAGCAAAGGTGTAGGAGCAAAGTGTAGGAATTAGGACGACTGATTTATAGAGAAACACTATTAAGCCAGAAAAGAACCGCCCTCAACTGCTGCAAACAGTCAAGGGCGGTCGGGTGTTATCAGGCAAACTCGATCGTTTCAGGTTCTGCAAAGAGAACCTTGGTCTCGAAGCCATGTTTTGCCGCTTTCTTTGTTTGTGCGATAGCGGTAGCACCGTGAGCTTTGGCGAATCGCCATGCTTCAGCGGGATGAGCATCGGTATATACATCGGCTTCATTGATGGACATATTCCGAATTTGCTCATTGGTTAATCTGGCCATGGAAACACCTCCTTTCTGGCTTAATAGTGTTTCTCCATGCCAGTTTGTTTCTCCATATGCGAGGTGCCTCCTTACATCGAGTAGCATATCACAAAACAATGCAGTTCGCAAGATATACCCAGTCTATTTTATTTTCTCAATCTCCTCTCGAAGCCAAGCAAATTCGCGGCGAGTGTAGACCTTTTCTGTGATGTCGGAGATCTTGTGACCTACCATATATTTGATGGCATACTCATCCACCCCATAGCGTTTTGACATGGTCACAAAGTGGGTGCGACCATCGTGAGGACGGTGCTCGGGGTTTAGTTTCAATTCATCACGGATACGCTCGAAGGCTTTCTGATACCGAGCATAGGTCAACTCAAAGTTCTTCTTGTTTCGGTTGTTGGGGTCTGCCCAGTTAAGCAGATACGGGCTTCCGATTGCTTCTGCTTCTCGATATTTTTTGAGTACCAGGTCCTGAATACGGGAATGAATGGGGACAACACGATTCTCACCGGCATCCGTCTTCATGCCGCCTTGAAATGTCCAGCTCTCTAAATCCACATCCTTTAGTTCCAGTAGTCCCAGTTCCTGAGGGCGCCAGCCGGAGTAGCACTGGATAAGCAGGATGTCGATACCATGTTTCTCATCGATATTATTCCAGAGCAATTCCATTTCATCATCTGTAAAAGCGATATGCCCCTTCTTTACTTTCTGGATCTCTTTGACGGTTTCTTCCGTGAGGTTGAAGGTTCTGGAATAGTTTCGATCCACTAACTCATATTCCAACGCATAGTCCAGCATCATGTTAAACATGGATTTGATTTGGTTCTTCATGGTGGCTGTTGGATGCTGCTCTCTGCCTCGAACAGTGGCCACGCCCTCTTCCATGCAGCCTTTTACATGACGGGCTCGAATGTCCATAACTCGCATCTTGTAAACTGCCGAACAGTAAGGCCAGGCACTGGTCACCGCCTTTGTACTCTTGACGGTCTTTTCGTATTCTGGAAGCCACTTGTCATAGAGCTCCTGCATGGTGATGGCTGTTCCAAGGTCATATGGATTCTTGTTATATTCCACCAGAGCGGCATAGGCATCGTTATAGGTGGCGAAGTATGATTCCGGCTTGAGCGGTTTGCAAATGGGTCTGCCATCAGAAGTTTTCCCCACAGTTACCATGGCTCGGAATGGATTTCTCAAATTACGATTTTTGATCTCACTGATCTGACCAAAGCCATTCGGCAATCGCCGTCGCTTGTTGGATTTGCGAGGTCTTTTTATTTTTTCAGAAGGTTTCAGAGGATATCCGCAATGAGGACAGGCATTTGCCTTATCGCTCACTGGCAATTCGCACTCTGGGCATTGGGTCAGCATAGGTCATCCCTCTTTTTCAAGGCTTTAATTTCTCGGCGTTCGATTTTGTCAACGATACGGCCGCCTACCGCATGGAGTAGAAAAACGCTGCCCGCAAATAGTAGCGCACCCCAGGCTCGCTGATTTTTGTTGTACTCTTTTACGCCGCCCTGCATAGTATAGACTTCATGCAAATGCTTGGCTGGGTTCACGTGTTTCTTCATTGGGTGTCTCCTTTCGCAAGATTTACAGTGGGTTTTATGGAGGTGTTCTATATGAAATACATGACGAATGCACAAATCGACGAGCTTAATTTGCTTTTGGATAAGCATGGGGCGGCTTTGACAGCATTTTATAACGAAGGAATGAGACAAGGCGCCAAAAATGTGATCCATGGTATGATGATTGGCGCGGCGATTATTGCTGGCGTTCAGATCACAAGGGCAATCATCAGAGCACACAAGCAAAAGAACTAAATAGGAATTGGGGTCGCTTAATCAGCGGCTCCTTTTCTTTTTGCCCCTTGCGCCGCCCGCTCTAATCATATATGATAAGTGTACGAATTGTCAAGCATATTCCTACACAATATTTTTGATTAAGATTTGAGGGCTGGATATGGTGATGAACGAGTGCTCCGCCTGTCCCCGGTGCGGCGGACGGTTGAAATACTACGACAGCGTGCCCAGACTGGTACGGACGAAAGGGCGGCAA